TTCATTCCTAAAGTCAAACTCTAACTCTCCACCTTTGTATTCTTTTGGATCTGTTAACGTTACGGTTACAGATAATTTTCTAATCTTTCCTTTTGTTGGACCTTCTTCCATATAAGGTTTATCCCAACTATCACAATGCCAATCATAATACTGACCTTTTTTATATATAGTAAATTGACAAGATTCAGAATAATCCCAATTAAAATTCCAACCTGCGCTCGCATTTGCTTTATGTACATAAGGCTGTATCTCTTTATAAATCCATCTATCGTTCATCCAAACAATATTTGAATCTCTTTTTTTTTGTAAATTTTTTATTTCATCTTTAGTAAGAGGTTGTTTATCTAAATTTCTATCTCTACCAAAGCCGCCTGTAATAGCCATAATCTCTCTTTCTTTTTCTGACTTACCATACTTAACAATAAGATCACATATTCTTGGTGGTATTGCAGATTCAAAATACCAATAGTAATTAGATATATTCATAGTTAATTGTTAAAATTATATTTAAGCCATTAGAAGTATTGGGTGAAAAAGAATACTTATTAGTAGCTGGAAACATTATAAAGTGATTATCTTGTATAGGTAAATGCCACGTTCTATTTTTTCTTCTGTTATCATCATATTCAATAATACATTCTGAAGATCCTTCTTTAACATCAACACCATAAATAAATGTATAATCTGGTGAGTTACGTAGATCAACAGGCTCAATTTGATTTCTTGTCCAAGACTTTTCTTTGGGATGCATAACATTACCGTGCATATTTTTTTGTACTAAAGTTCTATTGTAGTCCAATCTCCAATGATCTCTAATGTAATCTTGCATCCATTGTAAAGGTTGAGAAAAAGGTAAAACATAATCATCAAAAGCATAAGCTTGAGGATTGTTGTTAATTCTATTTTTCTTTACGTAAGATTCTATGATGTCGTTTCTTATTTTATCACGATCAATCTCAAAGCCTTTTGGCATTTGAATTTCACCTGTATAAAGATCAACTTCTGTTAATACTTTCTTTTGCATACCTATCTAGTATGTAATTAACTCCAATAATAATGTCAAGTGGATTATTTAGCTACTTTATCCCAAGCACCTGTAGATTCATTCCACTCATATTTATGAGTAGTTTGTTCTTCTTCAGATAACGCTGGTGCATCACCAATAGGGGATTGCCATCTAGCTTCTGATACATTTAAAGTCCAACTAGCAAAAGGTTTTTTAGGTAAGAACAAATCATTGTCCTCATCATAAGTATAACCTATGCCTGCGTAGTTACCTCTTAAAGGTGTTCCGCCATTTTTGTGTTGTCCGCCTTGTGTATTGTAAGATGTTTTTTTCCAAAGAGGCCAGCTATGGATTCTTTCTAAAAACTGTCTACCTACTTCTTCATCTTCAATGCCATCAGCGTTTTGACAATCAGCATCAGCTACAACGTGAACCGCTATAACTTTATTGTTTGCTCCTAGTTTTGCGTAATGTGCCATAATGTTCTCCTTATATATTATTTTTAATTATCATTCAACTATTGAAATTTATATCTTATTATTACTATTCCTGAACCGCCTGCTCCTCCAACTGATGGAGAACTTGCTCCACCTGAATTTTGACCTGCTCCACCACCTCCTGTATTAGCTGTCCCTGCAGCACCTGTGCCTGGATAAGGGTCAACTGCTGAAGCACCACCACCAGTACCTCCTGTTCCTGCTGAACCGTGATAACTAGGAGCTGGATCACCTGATCCTCCTCCTCCACCACCTCTTGATACTGGTGAACCTGTTATTGAACTAGCAACTCCGTTACCTCCATCTCCACCATAACCTGTTCCTGGGGAATCATTGCCTGCTGCACCTGCTCCACCACCGGCTCCACCACCTTCGGCTGATCCATTTTTGCTTGAAGAATGTCCACCTGGATTTCCTTGAGCGGGTGATACTGGAGGAGTATTACCTGCACCAAAATTTGCACCAGATTGTGGACCGCCTCCTGGTCCTGCTCCACCTCCACCTGAACCACCTGCTTTACCTGATCCTACTGGACCTGGGGCTTGATTACCACCACCTGCTCCGCCACCACCAGCTGATGATATTGTTGAAAAAACTGAAGCTGAACCACTATCTCCATCACCATTTGTTGCATAAGGATTAGCAGTTCCTCCTGCTCCTCCTGCTCCAACTGTAATTGGATAAGTTTGTACAGCTACTGGTAAAGCTGATACACAAGCTCCTAAAGGTGAAGCGGAATAAGATCCTGATGCAGCGCCTGATGATTCTCTATAACCACCAGCACCACCTCCGCCTCCACCCCATTCACCAACTGCTCCTGCACCACCACCTGCTACAACTAAATAATCTACTGTGTTTGATCCTGAAGAAGTGCCTGCATTTGAAACTGCAAAACAACTACTTGCAGTAAATGTATGAATTTTAAAATCTCCACAGGTAGTAATTGTTCCACCTGTTGCTGCAACAAATGATTGTCCTACAACAGTATCATCTGTTTGTATATTTAACCAACCTTGTGTGCCATCAACATAAACTAAAGTAATTGAATCTCCGTTTGTATTTAAAGTGGCATCCAAACATTCTGAAGCTATTTTTGATCCATTTCTTCCAACAGTTACATTGTTTGAAGAAAATGTGCTTGCGTAATCTTTTATTGACACTATGTCTCCAGCAGATGGAGAAGATGGTAATGTAACAGTTACCACTCCACTTGTAGTATTAACGAAGTAGCCTTTACCTGAAACAGATGTAAATGGTGATGTTTTAGCAGTTGTACACCAGTCCACTGTTCCTGTTCTACCAAATCCTGTTTGTGTAGCACCACAAGCCATTTGTATTGTTGTGCCTGACTTACCTAATGTAAGTGTGCTGCCTGTTCTGTTTTCTACTGTGTTTACTTTTATTTTACTCATAATTTACCTATTGAAATTTGTATCTTATTATTACTACTCCTGAACCTCCAGCTCCAGAACCAGCACAACTAGGTACACCAGATCCACCTCCACCACCACCTGTGTTTGCTGTTCCAGATCCACCTGCTGCTGAGTATGGTCTTGTCTGACCAGCACCACCACCACCAGATCCTCCACTTGGAGCTGGGAAACTTGGATAGTCATTTCCTCCTCCTCCGCCACCACCTCTAGCTGTTGGACTTCCATTGATAGAAGAAGTTAAACCATTACCACCCGGTCCACCTGCTCCTGGGGCAGGTGATCCATCAGAGCCAGCAGCTCCAGCACCTCCTCCACCAGCACCTGAAGCTGGACCATCTCCTCCTGGATTACCTTGAGGTGGACTTACAGGAGGAGTATTACCAGCAGCACCAGAAGGGTTATTTGCTTTTCCTCCACCACCTGATCCACCTGTGTCAGCAGCTGCTGAACCAGTTGCACCACCGCCACCAGCAGTAGACGTTATTGTAGAAAAAACGGAAGGATTTCCAACATTACCACCACCACCTGTTACACCAGCAGCACCAGCACCTATGGTAATTGGATATGCTTGAGCACTTACAGGCAAAGCTGAAGCTCCTAATGGAGCAGGACCAGCACAATAAGATCCTGAAGCTGTTCCGTTTGAAAATCTGTAACCTCCAGCACCACCTCCACCTCCAGCATCAGCACCACCTGAACCCCCACCAGCTATTACTAAATAATCAACCGTAGTAGATCCTGCAGGATTACCAACCGCAGAAACACAAAAAGTAGCAGTTGAATTAAATGTATGAATTTTAAAATCTCCTGATGTTGTTACCGTTCCTCCTGTTGCTTGTATATAAGATGCTCCCATTTGTGATGTTGCATCATCATTTATAAGTTGCCACCCTTTAGTTCCATCTACATAAATTAAAGTTGCAGAAAGGCCGTCAGTATTAAAAGTTGTGTTAGTACACGTACCACACAGTTTTGAACCGTTTCTACAAATTGTAACCGCATTGCAAGCAAAAGTTCTAGCATAATCTTTCAATGCCACAATATCACCTGCACTTGGTGACGACGGTAAAGTTACAGTAATTGTACCGCCAGTCGTATTAACAAAAAATCCGTCACCTGATACTGCTGTGAAAGGTGAAGTCTTGGCAGTCGTACACCAGTCAACTGTACCAGTTCTTCCAAAACCTGTCTGTGTTGCACCTGATGCAAGATTAACAGCACCACCACATCTACCTAATGTTACTGTTGCACCATCAACTACAATCGTTTGACCAGAACCTGATCCAACTGTCGTTGTTGTTCCACATTTTTTGATGATGTTAGAATCATCTGAAACTTTATTTATATTATCTACTTTAATTTTACTTGTCATAATTATTGAAATTTGTATCTTATTATTACTACTCCTGAACCTCCTACTCCACCTGCGCTAGAATTACCACCGCCACCACCGCCACCGCCTGTGTTAGCAGTTCCTGCTACGGCTCCTGAACCTGAATTTCCAGCACCTCCGCCACCTGTTCCACCTGCACCCTGATTAATTGAACCAGGAACATATCCACCTCCGCCGCCACCTGCGTAAGCTACTGGTGATGCTGTTATAGAAGTTGTTGCTCCTGCACCCCCTGCACCTGAAGCTGGATTAGAACCATTTGCTCCGACTGCTGTTGCTCCACCACCTCCAGCAGACGCTTGATCTGGTGATGGACTTCCACCTGTTCCACCATTACTTCCTTGTGGGGGACTAACTGGTGGTGTGTTTCCATTTCCACCTGCTTTACCTGCTGCGGCTCCACCTCCTCCACCACCACCTGAACCTCCAGAATTACCGGGTTGAACGTGTCTTCCACCACCTCCACCACCTGCAGAAGTTATTGTACTAAAAACTGAATTAGAACCATTATTACCATCATTACAACTACACGCTGGTGCTGCACCTCCAGCGCCTACTGATACAGGATAATCTTGTGCTGTAACAGTTAATCCTGAACCTGCATCTAAAGGGCTATCTGTATATGGGTCAGAAGATACTTTGCCTTCTCTAAAACCTCCTGCTCCACCTCCACCAGCAGAATTTGATGTTGAAAATCCACCTGAAGCTCCACCAGCAACAACGACATAAGAAGCTTGATCACCAACACCTGATGGTCCTACACTACAAACAGCAAAAGTTGCATTACCAGTAAATGTGTGAATTTTGTAATCTCCAGAAGTTGTAATAGTTCCTCCTGTTGCTACTATAAAACCTGGATTACCTGACACATTAGAAGTGGAATCCATAGTATTTTTCCAACCTCTAGTGCCGTCTACATAAATTAAAGTTACTGATTGACCGGATGTTTCTAAAAGTGTATTAGCGCAAACTCCATTAATTTTAGATCCGCCTCTACAAATAGTTACTGCATTTGTATTCCAAGTGTTAGCATAATCAGCAAATGCAACTATATCACCAGCAGATGGTGAGCTAGGTAATGTAACTGTTATAGCTCCGCCACTAGTATTAACAAAAAATCCATCGCCATTCACTGCTGTGAAAGGACTTGTTTTAGCAGTCGTACACCAATCTACAGTTCCTGTTCTACCAAAACCTGTTTGAGTTGCACCCGATCCTAAAGTTACAGCAGTTCCTGGACCTCCTAATGTAAGAGTGGAACCACTTTGTTTGACTACTTCATTTACTTCTATTTTACTCATTAAACTATTACCAACGTTCCTGTTACTGTTATTGTAGCAGGAATAGTAATCGGTCCTGCAAGAACTGCATTTTCTACAGTTTGAGTTCCATCAATCGTTGCCGCTTGATTTGGTATAAATTCATTCGGTGCTGTCTGACCTCCAATATATTGAATGCCATTTATTATTGCCGTCATTATTCCTCCTACGAACTAATTGTATCGATGTACGAAAGAACCACGTCTAAACTACTAGCTGTATCAGAGACTGCTTCTAATGTATCACCATTCGCTAAAACAATTTTTGCTCCGCCTTGAATTAATTCAATAGCAGAATTGGGTGGTATAACAACTCCTTTTGCAAGGAAGTAGTCAGCTCCGCCTTTAGCAATCTTAACATCAATTGCAATTGTTGATGTTAAAATATTACAACATCTAATACCAATTACTGCATCGTAGTCTCCACCTGCTAACAACGTAGTATCTGATGTTCCAATTGTTCTAACTAATACGTTTCTAAAATCTTGTGCCATATTTTTTCCTTATAATGCAACCGCCATTGCTAATGCAAAACCGTTGCTTGCTGCTCCTACTGGGTTACCTGAAGAATCTAAGTAAACCGTTTTTGCTGCAGGCATTGTACAAAATACATCTAATGTTCCGCCTGTAAAACTTATTTTAGATGTGTTACCTGAAGAGTTATTAATAACTGTTGTTCTCTCCAAAGTTGTTGAACCTGATAAAGTTCCTAAACCTATTTCAAACGTATTTGTGCCTTGTTCAAAAATAC